GTTTGGGTATGGCCGGCCAGCAGCTTTGGCTGTAGCCTTAGCCTTGGCCTTTTTCTCAGGACTGAGCGCTTTTGGCTTTCCCAATCCTTTTGGCCGTGGCTTGTCCCACACCTCTCCACCCTTTTTGTACTGGGTGAAGTCGGTGTCGTCGCGGCGAGGGGTTTCCTTGCCTTTGGGCATTTTGGATGGGTTAATGTCACCCATCCCACGGCTGGCCATCATCTCAGCACTTGCCTTTTGCGTAGCCGCCTTTGTTCATGCCCAAAGGCTTAGAACCAGACATCTTCACTTCTTTGCCCTTGGTTTTGCCTTTGGCGGCAACGCCATCGCGGCTAGGAGCTGCGGTACGAACTGAACCCATTTTGGCGGTTGTAATGCCGTTGTTTTTTGTAGCCATGACTTGGCCTCCTTCTTTGAAAAATTCCATTGAACCCTGATTGGTCTTTGGACGGTTAATAGACTGTTCTTTTGGGCGTGATGAACTGCCGGAGCGGAACTTCATACCCTTACTGGATTCGCTGAAATCTTTGGCCACGGAGGTTGGGATTCCAGTTTTCTTGGCAAATGCTGGGCTATGCGCCACAGCATCCATCAATTTCTTTTGCTTAAGACTTGTTGCCGGCATCATTTCCCCGCTTGAAGGAGTCGATCAATTTTTTCTTCAAGCTTGTTGAAGCGCTGATCAATGTGGTCAGTAACCCTTGCAACTTCTGCTTTAGTAGCTGTATCACGGGCAATCTCCTCGCGTGTGATGTTTAAGAGCCGCTCAATCCGCTTCACGTCTTCAAACTTCTCACGAATGAAGAACCACAAGACGCCCATCAACAAAGAAAGGCCGGCAGACCAAATGGTATTGATATCCATCAGTAAACCTTGGCGGCACGAGCACCACGGGCTTTGCCCCAGCCTTTGGCAGTCATACCGCCTTTTTTGTATTCAGCGTCTTCGCCCTTATTGCCGCGAGTAACTTCACGCTTCAGCTCGGCCTTTTCTTCGTCAGATAAACGTTTGCCCATTGCATCTTTAGCCGCAAAGTATGGAGCGCCTGCCGCTACGCCAAGGCCGCGCAACAGATTGCGTGGGCCCGTAGTTTCGCTATCAAGTATTTGTTTTAACTCCCGCTTGCCTGGACGCTCAATTTGATTGGCTAGAACTTCTGAAGTTTTCATTTTGGCCTCAACATTTCCAAGCCCGCAGGCTTTTGTTAATCCTCGAATCTGGATCTTTTGCGGTCTTCTCGCTTGTCAGCTTCTTCTTCATGCCTTCCATGCGGGCGCAGAAAGAATCTTTCCGCTTTCCGCCCTCTGGCTGAGGAGCTTTCAGGCCCGGTTTCCCTGGATTCGCTTTGTTGTAAGAAGCCCGACCTTTGGCGTTCAAGCCGCCTTTCTCGGACTTCCCTTCCTTGCGCGTCCATGCTGGGGTCTTAGCCATAGAACACCGTCAGACCAGACAGGTTGCTGACTGTAGCGTACACGCCATTTTTGGCCAACACGCCCTCGCCGGGAACTGGAAAACCAACTGACTGGTTTGCGCCCATATCAACGGACAGCAACCAGCGAGTGTTTTGCAGCGCAGCCGCTCCGGCAGTAATAGCGCCAGCATTGATGTCTTGAACGGTGTACGTGCTGCTTGTCAAAACAGTAACAAGGTAATTACCTGTTGTCGCTTGACCGCCTGTACCCGCGCCAAAAACCAAACCAACTTCTTGGCCGGTGGTCAGACCGTGGGCAGATTGCGTAACGGTAATAAGACCCGCAGAGTCTCTTGCATACGTAGCAGCGTTAGTGCCAGTCAAAGAATCCCACAGGTAAAAATAGCCCGCAGAGCCGCTGCCAGTTACCGACAACCCTTTAACTCGGGTGCGGTAGCCAACCATCTGTCCGGTCACATTAGTGTGCGCGGCAAGAACGTCATATTGCATCGTCATAATCAATCTCCTGATTTAACAGGGGCCGAAGCCCCGTCGGGTTGATTATTGGTCTGAGAAGGCAGGAGCGGTTGCGCCCACTACGGTACCAAACACTTGCCAATTGGTGGCATCTTTTGCAATCACAGTGATTTGCGCAGAAGCTGGCACATTCACTTGCAATTTAGAGTTGGAGTTGCCGTCAGAAAACACAACAGAAGCTGCGCCGTCGTCAGTGTCATGGAACGCCACACCGCCAATAAAGTAATTGGTGTTTGAACCAGTATTGATGATGAAGTCGGTGGCATCTGCTGCGCCGCCGCCATACACAAAAACAAACGATGTGCCAGCAACAGGAGCAGGCAGTGTGTATGTGTTGTCTTGAGTGCCGTTGGGAACAATGTTAACCATGCCGCCAGCATTTGATGCTGCGGTCAAAGTTGCGTTGCCATCAGCCAAAGCAACTGGGGTGGCCACAATGCCAGAAGCGCCCAGAGAAACAGGGGAAGTAGAAACCACGCCAGTGGTTTCGTTGATAGACACAGTTTGGAAACCGTTTTGTGACCGAACTGGGCCGCTGAATGTGGTATTTGCCATGATTTTTTCCTTACATGCAAGTGAGGCGTATCTGTCTGCATGTCGTCAGCCGGGACTGTCAGATACACCGGAAAACCCCGGAATGGTTTGAATATACAGCAAAAGAAAAGGGGGCGCTAGCCCCCTTCCCTCAAGTCGCTTACGCGCCTGCTGAACCCCAGATACCCAGAGGATCAGACCAGCCGAAGCTGTAACGTTCACGAGCTTTGTAGCGGACGTTGCCGGTATCAAAGTCGCCGTCCATCGAGTTAGCCAGAGGCATACGCTCGAAGTGCTTCATGCCGTTAGGCACGTCAGTCAGCAAGTACCAGCCATTCACGTCTGTCAAGAAGTGGTTGACAGTGTAGCCTTCAGGAATTGCACCCATCTGCTTCAACGCGTTGATGTCGTTGTCGGCAGTTTGAACACGCAGTTCAGTGTCAAGCAAACGCTTGGCAACGAACATCAGTGAAGGGGGAACAATCATCTTGCGAGGCTTGGCGGCGATCAACAGACCGCGCTCATCAGTCCATGCAGCGATTTGAATCACGGCATTTTCCAAAGAGGTCTCGTTCAAGTCCACACCAGTGGTAGGACTGTTGTAGTTCACGCCACCGGAGACCAGTGGGTGACCAACACGAGTGCTGGAGCTGTTGTTACCGAACAAGGTGACGCCGTCGCCGCCCAAGTAAGAGCCGTTGAAACCGTTGTTGATAACGGAAGCAGCTTTAACTTGTTTGGTGTAGGCCATTGCACGGGCCAAGGCTTTGGTGTAACGAGCAGACAAGCTGTCGTACAAGTTATCTTCGACCGCTTCTTCAGTGATCGAGAAACCCAAAGCAATGGTTTCGTGGTTGTAGCGGGCTGTGAATGCTTCTTGCGCATTGTCATAGGAGATGGCAGAGCCTTCATTCTTGACAGGTGCGGCAGCGAAGCCGGCCAGCTTGGTTTCTTCTTCGAAGCTACGCTCTGATTTCTCAGTTTCGTAGATCTCTTTGTGCTCTTCGCCGTAGCGAGCATATTCCATACCGAACAAAGCGTTCAGACCGGGGAGCAACTCTTTAAGTAGTTGTGAACGTGAAATTGCCATTTTGAGTTACTCCTTATTAGGACGATGCGACGCCGAGCGGGTTCATGTAGGAATGCACACCGAAGTTCAACTTAACCAAAACTTCTGGGTAAGTGTCAGCAGGGGTGATGATGTCCACGATGCGCATGGCGAGAGTGGTGGTGGCTGCACAAGAACCCCAGTTGGAACCAGTGTCCAACGCAGTCTGAGACAGACCGGTTGTAGCGTTACCAGTGAAGGTTTTGATGGCCGCGTTTTGACCGATAGCGCCCAAGGCACCATAAGTTTTTGTACCAACAGCAGTATCTGCTTGGATGGAATACAACTGATCGGGGTCATCGTTGATACGGATGTACACGTCAGTGTAGCCAGCAGAGATTGCGCCGGAAGGCAAGTACTGAGCGTACAGAACTTGGCCAGTGGCTGGGCTCACGTAACGAACACCAACGCACACACCCAAGATACCAGCAGTTCCGGGAGTGGAAGTAGCTTGATAGTCGGGAGCGACGGGGGAAGTCGAGACGGGAGTGACCAAACCAGTAGCGGCCATAAACATGAGCGCACCAGTGTAGTAAGCGGAAGCAACGTTCGCATTGAGTTTGTACTCACGAATGGTGCCGCCGTTGAAGGACTGACCACCGATCAAATTGACCGGTTTTAGCCCGTAAGGGGTTTGTGTAGCTGCCATTTAAGGACTCCTTGTTTACTTTGAATCTGAACCAAAGCCCACACCGCGACTGGTTGAAGACTTGCGGTCTGCAAACAGAGGCATGCGTGAATCATTGTTTCGCATGAAGTGATTGTCCACTGACTCCATCTGGTTTTGAGCTTGCTGGTCATAGTACTCATCACGGGCTTTGGCTTGTTCAGCAACCATCTTGCAGAGCATGAGGCCACCGATTTCGACATTGCCTGTAGCGGCATTACCAGTAATCATCAATTCCGGATGATCAACCGCCTTCACCGGCTCCCAGCCATCGCGCATCTTGCGAGACACGTTAGTTGGTTCGGCCTGTCCCAAAACATGGGTTGCTACCCAACGGTAGACATATCCTGGTTCAGGTGTCGGATCTGGCAGGGCGCTCGAAGGTGTATACACATAACGAGCTTTCTTTTCGCGTGAAACGTTGTCACGAGGGGTACGGTTTTCAGCCATTTCAATTCTCCAATTTTGCTACTTGAGCAGCATACTGCTGCGGGGTTAATCCGAACTTCTTGGCCAGCGCGAGCTGGGTAGTTGTTAACTGGATCTTTTTCGCTCCCGACGAACGAGTCGCTGGGGCTGCCACTGCCGCAGGCTTTCTTGGAGCATCGCCGTTCCTTGGCCTGTCTTCCGCGCCACCGAAAACTTCGGGGAACTTAGACTTCACGCGAGCATCAATTTGCTCGAAATACTCATCGGTGGCTGGATTGACACCGGAGTTGACTAGTTTTTGATGCAGCCCTAGTGCAAAGCTGGTAACTTCTTCAAAACCGTCTGATCCGAACCACTGGTTTTTGGCTTGCCAGCGCAAGGTTTTTTCGTCCGGACGAACCTGTTGGGGCTCGGTTTGACGAGGTTGTACATCAGTTTCTTGGGTTTGTAAAGCAGGAGGCCTGAAATTTTTTGATTGATCCAGTCGGATCTTTGCCTCCAAAAGCGCCTCTTGTGCCGCAAGCATCGCATCGGCATCAAACGCTTCTTGGGCTATTTTGTAGTCCCGACGCGCTTTTTCCAATTGTGCTGTGGCCGCTGATTGCGCCATCTGAGCATATTGCTCTGTCCCTGTTGAGACGTATTGCTTGAGGCGCTTGTTCTCCTCAAGCATCTGCTGTGCGAGACGCTCCAACTCTTGCTTCTCACGCGCCAAGGCTTCTTTGGCCCGACGCTCGTCGTGACGAGCATGGGTCAATTCCTTGATTCTGTCCTGCGCACCTCGGGTGTAGTTTTCAATTTCGTTGTCAGTTGGGTCTTCAACTTCCCTGTCCAGTGGTTTGCGGCCACGGTCTTTTTCAGGGGTATCGTCAATGACTTCAATTTCAACATCATCGTCTTGTTGCGTTACGACAACTTCTCTTGAATTGTCTTCTGCTTCCTTTTCGTCAGGAAACTTGTATTGCTCAGCCATAACTACTCCTTATGCGCGGGTGAGTCCGCGAGGGTCTTGCACAACAGCGTCGATCTGATCATCATTGAGCAGACGAAACTCTTTTCCGAAAATCTTGAAGCGCGTACCGGAATATGTACGAACGAGCACGAAGTCACCTTCCTTGCACCACGGGCCACCGGGGAACTTGGTCTGGTCTTTGTACGCGTCTGGGCCTACCTTTAACACGAACAAAACGGTTGTTGCGCTTTCTTCTTGTCGCATGGTTGCGGCATCTCGAACTAAATCGAGACTTGTGCCAGCGATCTTTTCATCGACCTCTGGTACAGCACACAGCAACTTCCAGCCCGTAGGGGTTGGGAGCATCGTGGCTTTGGTTGCATCGTCTGCATCTTGCTCGGGAGCGTCGATGGGTTGGATGCTTTCGGGCAGGGCAAATTGCCCCGGTTCTAAGACGAGTTCACTCATTTGCTTTCTCCACTTTCTCTGCAAGGTCGATTAGATAGCGCTCTGCGGTGGCCAGACCCTGGATGACTCCGCAAAGTTTTTGGTACTCGTCAAAGTTGCGACACATCCCACCAGCCAAGTCATCGGCGTAGTTGTTCATGTCGGTGCGTATTTGTTCGCGCAATACGCGTGCGAATTCAGCGATCATTGTTTAGGCGTCTCCTTTGGTTTTTGTGCAGCTTGCTGGTTTGCAAGATGGGCTTTTTGCATCTTGTGTTGACCTGCTTTGTTCAGGGCATCCACTTGCAACTTCTTGTTCTCAAGCTCTTGGCGGGCCTTGTCCTGCTTGAGTTGGCCGGCTTTGGCCAATGAGTCCATTTCAATTTTCTTGTCAGTTTGTTTTGCTTGAACCATCTTGGCCATGCCGTCCATCTGCAAACGTTGTTGATCAAGTTGCAACTTGCCTTGGATTTCTTCTCTCCTCAGCGCCAGTTCATCTTGCTTCAGCTTCAACTCTTGCTGTTGCATTTGGATCAGCGGGTCTTGCTGTTGCTGCTGAGCTTGTTGTTGAGCCGCTTGAGCTTGGCTTTGCTGGAGCACTTGTTGTGCAGCTTGGGCCATCATGGCCGACAACTGAATCTCAATTTCAGGTGGCAACTTCTCGTCTTCTGGAGGCAACGGCATGCCCAACTGCTGCTCGATCTTCAGCTTGTATGCGTAGCCGACGTGCTCTGCAACGTGGGCCATCATGGCCGCTTGAATCATTGTGGCCTTGGGGTTTTGACCAATTAACTGCATGACGATAGGGTCTTGCATGGCGCTCATGTGTACCTTGATATGTGACTCATGATCTTGGTAGAAGAACGCTTTGACCGGCTCGCCTTTTAACACAGCCATGTTTTCAGCCACTGGGTCGCGAGGTTTCTGGTCATCAGGCAACGGCACCAGCTTGTCGGCGTCTTTGATGCCAAGCACTTCCAGCATTCCGCGATGCAACTTTGGCAAGTCGTAAATTTCCGGAGCCATCTGTGCCATCTGGATCACAGCTTGGTACTGCACAACGCGTTGACTCATGGTCGCCGCGTTTGGATCGCTCACGGGAATGATGTCGATGTGTGCGTAGTCTTCTCGCTTGGCTTTGCGTGGGGCATCGCTGTCTGGGTCGTAGTCGTAATCAGGATCTGTGTAGTCCTTGATGATGTCGGCCAGCAGGTTCAACTCCTGCTTGAAACTGTAGTGCATACGCGCTTGCACGGCAGACATGATCTTGAGCTGGCGCTCGAGCAAAGCCAGTGTGGTTCCCACGGGCGCTTGTGCGCTCATGTCCGAGACTTTCATGTCTGCTGTTGCTGCGAAGCGACGGCCTTCATCAACAATCTTGTCGAGCAAACCAGACAAAACCATTGACGGTTCTTTATATGGCAGGGGCAAAATGCTGTCGCGGATATTGCCAGAGCCTACGTCTGCGTCTCTCCACTCTCCGGGCGCGATGGGTGTGTCGTCTCCTTTGATGCGCAAGCCGCGAGACTTGAGGCCACCTGGTAAGTTTGATAGTGTCCCAGCATCGACGAGCTGACGAATGATGCTGGTGGCCGACTTGGCATATCCGCCGATGAGGTGGAAGAGACCAAAGCCGTAGGCTCCAAAGCCAGGGATGTACTGGTAGTGGACAAAGTGCTGTCGCTTGAGGCGCAGGATGTCGTCTTCTTTCCAGTTGCGTCGAATGGCAAGGACATCATTTGTTCCTTTAATCAAGGTAACTACATATGGCAATGCAATGCCGGTCTCTTCGCCGTCATCGTCTTTGTCTTCATAGCCGGGCAAATTCAAATCAACGTGGCACTCATATATGGTGTACCGGTCGTCGTTCATATCACTGAAGCCAGTCTCTTTGTCCTTGGCCTTCTGGATATTTGTTTGCGTCTTGTCTGTATCCGGCAACTCGATGTCGCGGTAGAAGCCAGCCTGCTGAAGCTTGACAATCTCGTTCTTGGTTTTGCGCATGACGTGGGTCACGCGGTAGCAGGTATCCAAGTCTGTTGCGCCGTAAGGCAGGATGATGTCTTCTGCTGGGATGAACATCGACACTTGGCGATCCAAGCTTGGATCAAAGTACACCTTCTTGAACGCTGAGCCTGTTGCCGGCAAAGACCACAACATACGCTCATGCTCAGGGCGGAACTCGCGCATGACTTCTGTCAGCTCGTAGTTCAAGTCATTCTCAACGCGGATGGATGCTGACTGCTTTTCAGGCGTTTGCTTGCCCAAGATTTTTGTGCGCACTGGGCCTTGAGCAGGGAAAGCTTCCATGATTGCTTCAGACTGAAAGCGCACAACAGCTTCTGTAATCATTGGGTGGAATACGCCACAGGCTCCGTTCCAAGGCTCTGTGCGCTCTTCGTACTGAAGACCCAAAAGTTTGATGCCTTCTACGTAAGCCTTCTCCCAATCTTTGCGGGAGTTCTTGTCGTTCTCAATGTCGCCGTCTAAGTCGCCGGCCATTGTTTGAAGTTCGGCTTCGTCCATGTCCTCGGCCAAGTTCATGTTGAACTCGTCTTCGCCTTCTCCTGGGATTATGCTGAGATCAAGATCTCCCATATGGATGTTTACCTGTTCGGGATCAATGATCTCAATCTCGATAGCTTCTTCATTCAGAGCTTCATCTTCGATCCCTGTGGGAGCTTGGTACAGGGCTTTGTCGATGTTTGTTGCCATTTTTTATCCTCAGTAGTACGACGCCGCGCGCCGTTTGAAAATTTGTGGTTCGTCTTTTTCATCCGAATCAATCGAGATGAAGCCACCCTGTCTGAATCGTATCAACGCTTGGGTCGTTGAATCCACCAAGTCATCGTGTGCGCCGTTAGGAAATGAGGCGATTTCTTCAATCAATTCGTCGGCCCACTTTCTCTCTGGTGCCCATACTTTACCTGACCTAAACAGATCAGTCACGGAGTTTAAGCGCACAAACTTGTCGTTACCCCTGCTGGGCGTGAAGTCCTGCACAAATATTCCCATCCGTCGCAACTCAAATATCAGCGGCGCGCCAGCAGCTTTCGCCTCAATCACACAAGCATCAGGCTCCCATTCTTTATAGAACTGCAAGGCCGTGTCCTTCAACTCCGGAAACTCCATCCGCTTCTTAAAAGAGTCCAGCACAATCACATGGGGGTCATCTGGATTCTCATCCATATAGAAAACGCCCCACGTAGTGCAGGCACTAAAGTCACTACGCTCATTCTTTGTAAACGCCGTATCCCAGCTCTGGATGATGAACTCGCATCTGGGTGGATCATCACTCTTCCATCTCTTCCACCACTCCCTTTTAACCAGCGCACCCTCTTCACCTGTGGGACTTTGCTGATACTGGGCATTCCATTTGGCCGGCGGCAACTCTTCCCTGAGCGCCTCCAACTCCTCCAAGCTCCAGAACTCAGGCCACAAGGGCTTCCCGCTGGGCATGATGGCCGGCAGCTCAATGACTTCCCACTCATCGCCGCGATCTCTCTTAATAGAGTCTTCAATCACCCGCCCAGTCAAATCGCTCTGACTCCAGCGCGTCATGATGATGACGATAGCCCCACCTGGTTGCAGACGTTGCCGTGGCCCAGATGTGTACCACTCATACACTTTGTCGTAAATTTCTGGATTCCCAGCCGCCAAAGCAGCCTCTTGTTCAGAATGGGGATCGTCAATGATCAACAGATCCGCACCCTTACCAGTCACAGTACCGTTCACACCAATAGCGAAGTATTCCCCACCCCCACTCGTGGCCCACCGACCCGCCGCTTTGCTATCTTGGCGCAAAGTTACACCGGGAAACACCCCTGTATATTGGCCAGACCCCACCAAATTTCGAACCTTCCGGCCAAAGCCAACGGCCAATTCACCCGTG